GCAAATGGTATTCTGTTGAATTTGTACCGTCGTCATTTGTATCGAATAGGGTAGGTGTAACCCTTGACTCAAACAATCGAGCGTCGACACCGTCGGTACTATTCATTGTAAAGGTTGTGAGATAGGATTCTCTTTTGACGAAGTCGACGATTCCCATCTCATCCTTATCCTCTAGACCTACAACCCGTGGATCGATAGTCACTTCATTCTTGCTGTCGAGAGCAAGTTTGGTAACAGTTTCATGAGTATCCACATTAGGAAGATTGCCTTGAGGAAAAGGTTTAATATAGTTTGGATTTGACAGAATAGTAGGGCGAGACATGCCAAATAAAGTGGCGATAGAACCAACAGCTGATGCACAAATTTGCGAAGCGCGCGCATAAGGCGCAATACTCGGAAATTTAGTAAGTGCTCCAGCAGCTTTCGCGACCGCAGATGCAGGCTTTGATATAATACCAGAGCCGTATTCATCCATGGTCGAATCGGTAATTCTGGCTTGCGACTCAAGTATATCTCCCTTTCTGGTGCGGAGATCAGCAATAAGGCTGGTCGGAACAGAAAGTTTGACATCTTCTGCCCATGCAAATACGGAGATAAAGACTGGGTCATTGCCTCCATTCGCATGTTGGAGAACTGCAGTGCTTTGAATATCCACTTTCCCAAGAAATCGATGGTCCCCTGCGGAGACTGAGACGTAATTTCTCGGAAAGAAGAATGGCACAGTAAGTTCACCTCCAGCATTGTTTGCCGGATCAATCCAAATATGAGGTTTCTGGGAAGAATTGATGATATCAGCAGGAACTCTAATTCTGTTTCTAGTTACCTGGTCGTCGTAGAAGTAAGGATTATAAGACACTAGTGCACGACCATAATGAAATGGTGTTGCACTCACGACGAATCGCATACGCAATTTATGTCGTAGTAGTTCAAAATTATCTATCTTACTCTGGAAAACTTGATTATCATGTAGTTTTTCCCAAGGATTAAATTCTGCCAGCAGGGCGTCTCCAACGGCCCATTCGATCGTGGCGATACGAATAGGTCTGGAAAGAAAATCGCCTAGTTGGGCGTCAGAATTCATTCCGAGATTCATGGTTGCGTCTTCTGCACTGTCAATTGACATACACCAACCACCAGTTTCTTCATGGAAAGCTGTGATCTGTTGATTGGCTGTCTCAGTAGCAGGACACTCAGTCTGAAGCGGTCCGCTTGCATTGGATTCTCCAGACTGTGA